GCCATCATTCTGCTTGGTGAATTTCCGTAATAATCTCCCATCGATTGTCCTAGTTAACCGCCTCCCATTCCCGCAGTTACAGCGGCGGCACCAAATTTACCCATCATATCCATCAGACCTGTCGCCATACCTGCGGCCGCTTGTTCGCGAGCCGCGTATGTGTTGGCGTTGTAATTGGCTCGGTTAGCAAACTCCTGCATACCAATATTCACACCCGCATCAGGATTGATCCGAGTCACCTGTTCCTGTGGCAATCCGAACAAGGCCGCCCTTGCTCCATAGCCCTGTTGAGTAAAATTGCTTCCTCCCCGTGCCATCATTAATGGATCGACTGCGGTGGCACGATTAAGATTACTCGCGAAACCTCCAAGGCTTTGTGCCTGTTGGCGATTCTCTCTTAATATATCCCGCAGATAGTCTTCCCTGCTCATCGCTTCAGCGGCAATCGCCGCATTGTCCATATCGCGTCCGCGAGCCACCAATGACTCCCTGGCGGATTGAGTTGCCCTGCGTCTCATCTCAGGAGATAAGTCCTGCATCTGTGCTTCCTGAAATGCCTGATCGGCTAACTGATTAGCCTGCTCCACGCGAGCCTGCATAAGCGGATCAGATGCTCTTGCCGCCTGTGTCATATCGGCACCAAACCTATTTAGAAATGATATATCAGAAACTGCCTGACGCTCGGCCATGCGACCGCCAAAATCCTGCGCCCTCATAGCCTCCTGTTCGGCTAGGCTTGCCATCGGATCAGCGGCTCTTTGAGCAAGACTCATCTGCAAGTCTTGATACTGTGGGTCGTATGTCTGACGAGTGTGAAGCATCGTCTGCTGTAATGCCGGATCAGACATTGCGGTAACATATTCCTGTGCGGAAGTTCCCACATCGAATTTCTCTAACTTGGGTGGTTCCTTCCCACCTCCGAAAAGTTTCTGTAAAGCGTAAGAAGGAACTCCTGAACTATTAACAGGTTCGCCCGCCCCTCCAGCATCTTTAAGCATCTTAGCTTCTGCGGAATTTATGTATGCGAGAGACTCGCCTTCGGGAGCATTCTTATTTAAAAGCCTGGCGGCCTCGGCCAATGGATCTTTGATTTTCTTCTTTTTCATGGGCTTAATTTTAAAAAACGATTAAGTGAACAATTAAATCAATACGACCCGTTGTGTTTGTGCCTGTAATTATTCTAACTGTGGACTGATTAATAGAGTAGATTGAGGCATCCATCGGGTTTGTGTTTTGAGCCTGCAATGCCGTAACACAAGCAACAGGATTAGTTACAGCATTATCAAAAGTTACAGTGTAATCCCCTGTGGCGTTTTTAGTAATTGATAAAATATTAAACGCCCCTGTGTTTGCAGAAGGGTTAGTTAAACTACCATCAAATGTGCATTTTGCTCGTAGAAGCTGAGATGTGTCGGGAATGGAATTATCGACATAAGCCTTGATGCTTTGCTGAGTGGCAAGGGCAGTATTTGAATCAGAAACAAAATCATCCTCATCCTTGATATCCACTTCCCCAACTACGCCTGCTCCCGCCGCTGTTCGACCAAGAACCTTTGCCGTGCTTATGTTTTGAATTTTATCAAATTCGACAGCACTGTCAGCAATCTTTGCAGTTGTGACATTTGAATTTCTGATGTGATTAGTAGTGACTGCCCGATTTTCATCTGTACTCGAATCATCACGAAGTTCATTAGATGTTATTCCGTCCTCTTTTACCAAAAGGTATCCTCCCGTGCTATGTACCTCAAGAGTCGCTCCATCCGTGGCTGTACCTGATGCGGTTAGAAAACTTGCTTGATTGGCAATATCTTCCAATTTTTGTGCGGTTACTTGATCTCCTGACGAGAATGATTGTGCTGTGCTTATGATTGGCATTTTAAGTTCTCCTTATGAAACTGATGTTGTTGATCTATCTGCTATCCTGGCATCCACTTTTGCTGACCTTAAATAAGGTCTTCCATCGGTAGGTTTAAAATCTGCCTGAACCCCAAATCCACGCTTCCTAACACGCAGACGAATAGATGCCTCTTCATTAGATGCTAATTTACCTCCGAGTAGTGAGGATATGCTTGTTGTTTCTGTAGTCGCGTCAGGATCTTCGGTGATGAATTGCAAGTTGCCATCGGTTGAAAATCCATCATTTGATTTTACATGAAATTCTGCTCTGCTGAAATTTTTACGATCCATTGAGTCGGCATCATATTGCCTGGTCGTTAGTTGGCTGATTACGGGTATCAGGGTTGTGGTGGCCTGTCCTGCGGTCAAAGACACAATATCATCACCCTCTGCTGAATCTACTTTGTGAATCCCACCTTCTTCCGTTGTTAAATACAAAGCATTCTGCGCCCCTTCCCTCGCGACCAACAAATCCCTGATGCCAAACTCAGATGAGTTTACAGTATCAATACTTTCAAAGCCTCCATTGATAAATGAATAAACGATGATTGTGTTTAGCTTTGTTGCATCTCCCGCTCCAGGTGATGAATCCAATGGTAATGCCAACCAATAACGGGAGTCAAAATAAACGCCTGTGGATAGATGTGCATAGTTCTGATTGATTCGATCTATAAATGGCTGAATCGGTTCAGATAAAGGTGTGCCTGTCCCTCTCAAGTTATATTCGTCCAGGAACTGAATCGCGAAAATACCACGATCTGACAGAAACAAAAATTGATTCGCTACTTGCACGATGGACTTACGGGCAGATGCTCCGACTTCATCCGTGACCATAGTCGTTTTTACATCAGCTAAAGATCCGCTTGCCCCTGTAAGCAGGTGAATAGATTTACGATTAAATGCGACTACCGAATCCTGTGTGAATCCTTTGATCCCCACCAAGAAATCACTTTTACCTGAACTAGTCCGAAATTGATTTCCGATTATATCGAATGTGTCACTGTCAAAAATGTCCGAAACAGCAATCTCATCACGGATTTCCCTATCTATTGGGGGTGCATCTGATGTGTACTGAAACGGGAGCCAAAGTCTACGCTGATGAAATTCACCAAATGGAGCGGCAGGTTGATGAACGAACCCTTTACCTAATGCCAATTGTTTTGAGACTGTGAGCGATAACGATTGTCCGACTGATACATTTTCAACTCCTAGATTAAATGTGAATTGATTAGTGGTGGCTGAATTAACTCTAGCGCTCTGATCTTTAAAGAGGTCATATGGTGATTGCCCGTCTCTAATTGTCACTTGATCTCCCACTGAAAGCCCATGAGTTGGCACATCCATAGTGACTAATCCATTTGATGCTGTGGTGGTTGTATCTGTAAGATATTGAGGAGCAGTGTAAGTGCCACTTGGTACGCTAGTAAAATCGGCAAAATATTCCACCTGTGCCCCTGATACATTAAATGTGGCAGTCTGCGAAGAATCCATTGTCACAGTAAACTGAGTACTGGATGTCTTTGTAATATCATAACAATTATTCGGATTAACTGTCCAACCGCCCAAGTTCGTCAGCGTGACAAAGTCACCTGTCACACGCCCATGATCTGTGGATGTGTTTACTGTTATGGTCTGACCCGACTGAGATGCCGAAGATATAGCCACCTGATTGAGTTTCGGACTTGCAGAAAGTGTGGTCTTATTGGTTCTAAAGATAAACATCTTATCAAAACCTTGCGTCATCCCGACAGGCCCATTTACTGTTTCGCCTCCGGCATCATATCTGCTTTTAAAAACGACTAGATCTTTAAGTCGAAGAATTATGCAAAGATTGTTTGTGGCAGTGAAAATGAAATCATCCGAATTTGATGATGCATCACTGTAAACTGCTGATCCATAAACAGCATTTACTCCATCATCGTTGAGGGTAAAATTCAAAGTTGTAGCTATGGAATTGCCGGGTGAACAGACAGATGTATTTCCGACTGTTTCGTTTTGCACACCAAATACTGCATCCGTCCCAGCATTAGTAAAAGTTAGTGTTTTAGTGGTGAAGTTTACAGAAGCTAATATATGAGTGCCATCAACCGATGTATCTAAATCCGCCACAGTTATATTGTCACCAGGGATGAAGGATAAACTTGGAGTGGCATCTAATACGATTGAAACCACTCCCGATGATCGGGATGCCGATTGTATCACATAGGGTAAACGGATCGCATCTGTGCCCGATGTAATTGATCCAAACAGAGTCGATAATCCTTTGCGAGTTTGCCAAGTCCCGTCATCATTCATGCGACCATTCTTCGATAGAGCTACCTCGCCGGGCTTTAACTGATTAGGTCGCAGACGGGCATTCATTCGCAGAAAGAAGGTATCCCCCTCAGTCACGAATGGATCGTCTAGTTTGCCGTATGAGCGGTAACGACTCACTTCTTCTTAACCTCCTGCCAAACCTTAATGCTCATGTAAACAATGGTGATCACACCTGCGATACATCCAAATAATGAGTCTAAGGACGAAAGTCCAAAGGTGGCTAATGTACCACTCAATCCTGCGACTGACACTCGATCAATCATTAGAACAAAAGGTCGAGGACGATGATGCCTAGCACTAAGGCCACAAAGACTGTAATCATTTTGCCTCGTTTTGGGAGTGTTTCAAATTTCTTTTTGAGTAGAATTAAGTTTTTCATTTTTGATCGGAAGGTCTCGGAAAGGGAGGTCGAGTGGTGGATCTTGTGACTTCAGTTTTGGCACATCTTTTGGCCACGAAAATAGGTATTCCTAGATAACATCCAAGCACTACTGCCGCACCTATCAGAATCCGCTTTATGTAGGATGTAAATTCAGCAAACCCACTCTGATGCTCGGCCATGCCTTGAGCTACCAGGGCAGATACATCTCCGTGCGTTAATGCCTCAATGGTTTCTTCTGCTTCTACGAGTGCATCTGCATTTTTTAACGCCTCTCCGCTTACAGCACCTATGCCAGCACCGAGTGCCGCACCTCCTGGTCCCGCAAGAGATCCTGCACCTCCTCCGGCAATTGCTCCTAATGTCGGATAGGTCGAACGAAACGAACATCCGGCGGTTAGGAAGCATAGTGCTATCAGCAGATAAATCATATAGGATCGTCAGATGACCACTCTTCGTTCGCTAGGATTGTCAACATCTCTGAGCGATCAAGTGCAGTCTTACCTTCTAGAAAGCTAGGAGTGTCGCCCTCGTACTTAACAAAAGTCTGTGTGCCTGCGAGGTTGTATCTGAGTGTATCAGCACTTGTCTCTAGCACTTGGTCAAAATCTACGGAACTAACTTCCGATGCGTCTAAAATTACATAGTTTCTCATGGTACTGTTGTTGAAAAAGTTGGCCCGTTAGTGAGTGTTCCATCGTTACCTGCACTTCCCTGGTCTGTAATAGTTGTACCTGTACCGCCATCGTTATCCCCGTTTCTATACCATCCTACAGGACTTAAAGATGATATGTCGTTTGGTGTTCCGCTATTATACATAGCAGTGATTTCTCGTTGGGATAGCACTTTATCAAAAAGCGACACCTCATCCATCAATCCATCTGAATAGAAACTTTGGTTTCTACCTATATCGAAACTAACACTATCCGAATGCAAAGTTGCAGCTATTCCGTTACCTGAATTTGTAAAAGAAACTGAGACGGGAGAACCATCTAAGAAAAACTCAATCGTACCCGCATTGAATGTTATCACATAGTGATGATAGTTGGTGTCAGACGGAGAGGAATATGAAAAATATTTACCATTCGATCCTGTCATTATCTGCACATAGTTAAGCGACCCTGCTCTTAGGAAACCCCATTGATTTGCTGAACCTGATCGACAACCAATAGACGGGCCGACTCCTGATGTGTCACTCTTAAACCAAAAACTAAGCGACATTGTTGCAGAACCTTGTAAGTCTGTTGGTATGCCCGTGTCCACATAGTCGTTTGACCCATCGAAGCTGAGTGCATAGCTGTTCGTTATGGAGGGGAGGACGAGTGGGCCTAGAGGGACTGTTGTTGAAAAGACAGTGCCGTTGTTAAGTGTGCCATCATTCCCACCACTTCCCTGATCTGTGATAGTAGTTCCCGTACCTCCGTCGTTATCTCCCATACGCCACCACCCAACAGGATTCAAAGATGATATGTCAGCAGGTACTCCGCTGTTGTAAATGGATGTTATGTCGGAAGCGGATAATGCACTGTCAAACAAGGATACTTCGTCTGCATAACCATTGTAATAGTAACTATTTCCTGCCCACCTTCCTAAATTAAAAACATCCCCGAATGATGCTGGCAAAGCACTAACGGCTTGCGTACCTAAACTACTTCCATCTAAATATAGAGTAGCATTATTTGTTCCGTCGTGTACTACAGCTAAGTGATACCAAGTGCCACTACTAATCGCACTCATCGTATAATCCTTAGCAATTCCCCCCGCTATCCCATATTGAATACTAGTTGCGGATTTTAACCACAAGTACCAACCGCTAGTAGTGCCACTCGCAACACTACTCATTATAATATTGGTAGCTCCTCCAAGTGACCCCTCAAACCTAAACCAAATGGATGCACTCATTACACTTGATCCATTTAATTCCGTGACTGATGCGGACATATAATCATCCGACCCATCAAAGTCTACGCTGTAGCTATTACTATACGCAGGAGTAGTAGGACTAGCGATTATTCCACCACCTATACTTGGAAGAATTAAAGACATTTTAGGATGCAGTGTCCCCGGCTAAAACAAATACATCAGAGGCGTAAGCGACTATACTCGCCACCCCGTACTGAGCATTAATCTTAGTGTGCGACTGTCTATTGTTGATGGTAGTACTAGAAGCACTGAAGGTAACTTGTCCTGCTCCCTTTTGTACGAACGAACAATTGAACCCTGCTCCCAACCCGCTTGGTACTGTTACAGTTACGGCAGATGCATTATCCAACACTACGACTTTTCCGTTGTCACTAGCTAGTAGCGTGTATGCTGTGCCTGTTTGATCGTTGATAGTAGCATCGAATCCTGAAATCGAAGTCCCATCGAAGTTGCCGTCTGTTAAATCTCCTGCTGATACGCTCTGCAATGCAGTGTCTGCTGTTGCTCCCTGGGCGGCTGTTGCGTAGGCAGTGGCATCTGTAGTAGCCGCTGTGCCCAACCCACTGATGTCAGAATTACTAAGTGTGACTGTGCCTGTCTTTCCGGCCACCGATTGAACAGGTGAGGCGGCTACCAAGTTGGCTACTGTGACTTTTTTTGTAGTGCCTTGAGCAGATCCCGTTGTATCTGATACATCCGTGATCGGAATGATGTCTGACGCATTGGGTGTTCCCCCTAGTGAACCAAGTGCTGAAATCTTCTTATTCATTTTGTTTTATCTCCTAGTCGAATGCTAAAAATTGTCCGGCCTCTACCTGTAAGAAATCTTCCGCCTCTGTCTGTATAACGCCATCGGGACCAGCAGGTGGAGTTGGTCCGACCTGTGCATCACCTTCAGAATCTCCAATAAAAAGCCCTATGCCTAAGTTTGGCATTATTTTTTATAGAGAATGGCCGCCCCTGAAGCCAATGTAACGGAAGTTGTATTAGGTATGTACAGCACCTGTCCCTGCGAAAAAACTGTAGCGTCAGAAACTAAGTCTGCCGAGTTATCCATCAATCCAGTTATACCTCCGATTACTGAATCCTCGGTAAACTGAATAGCGGTGAAATCGCCGGTATTTGCTCCTGTTCCATTAACATAGACGCATCCATTTGCACCCATTACATTTTGAATATTTATTGATGATAAGCCCATAATTATGTTGTGGTTAAAATGTTAACTCCGAACGAGTAGCTCGGATATGTATTGACCGAAATTTTGTTCATTCCTTCCAGCCTCTCGACTCGGTCGATTTCGAGTGCCAGGGTTTCTTCTGCCATTTGTTCCTGTGCCAATGCTTTATCAAGTTGGCCGTCTGCCTTGTACCAATCAGAGACTGTTGCAAGTAGTAAGTAACGCTCGAGGAATCGTGGGAGCGTTGAAGTTTCTCCTGACCCATCTCCATAACTGCTAGGGGTTACCTGGTTACCTTGAACGAATACTGTCGATTGTGTGGAGTCTGCTTTTAGAATCAGATATCCATTGATCAAATTATATTCCAACTTGATCGCCTGACGATCCCCAAGCGGGTTCTTGTCGTAGACTGCAAAGACATCCATGATGTCCGAGTCGTTGTCGATCTGAACCGCTTTGTCGGCCACCAGTGGCGTGGTAATTGCCGCCACTGTCTTTTCTTTCAGTGACATCAATTCCGGCCACTGTGCCCGTGTCCATGCTCCCTTAACACGATCATTTAATGAGTTCTTGAATGCTGTCTCCTCAACCGAAAGTAAAGAATCCACTCCAATTGCCGAAGTGAATCTATCTTTTAGGTCGCTGTAGGATACAGTTCTCACGATCCAATTACTGTCTCAGGATTCTTCTTAGCGAAATCCCTCGAATACTCGGGATCAGACATACAGCCAGGACGCTCCTGCTCATGTCTCAAGTAAGTCGTAAGATCGACAGATCGAACTGCTCGGAAGTCTTTCCCTCCGCTAACAGATTGCCCGTATTTACGAGCCGCTAATGCCCTGCCCTTGTATCCGGCTTTCTCACGCTCGGCTTGTGCTTCTGCCTTTTTGGAAAGATAGTGTGCCATCTCTTCGCCCGACATTCCACCGCTTCGTTTTCCGCCTCTTACGATAATATTTAGACTCATTTTTAAAAAGAAAAAAGGGAGCCGGTCTAACCCTTAAACCGGCTCCCCAAGTAACAACATGATCGGTTATTATAAACCCGAACTAATTAAACAATACTTCCGAGTGCTCGTGGATTGCTGACGCGAATCGTAGCCATACACTCTGAGAACGCTCTTTTTCCAGCACCATTGTCAGGAAGATCCTGAATGGTCATTCCTTCCAAGAATTTAAGTGAAACAGTGTCATCGGTTGGGATGAGATATCCACGATCTGTATTAACAGTTCCGAGGGCTGTGTCGTCTCCACTTGCTCCACCATCATTTCTGCCCAACCAAAGGTCTGGCACAATATCAACTTGGCCATAGTCTGAAATGTAAGTCACGACTGACAATTTCAAGATACCATCTTTGACATCCTGATTGAAGTTGAAGTCACTGTTTGCAGTGGTGGATCTTGTGTAGTCAGTGATTTTATTTACCAAAGCTGGTCCTGCGAAAAGTCTGAAAGAACCTTTCGAACCTGAAGCAGTGTAAACAGCCTGAAGAAGTCCACGGAAAGCAGACTCAGTCAAAGAACCGATAGAAACACGGGAACCACTTACTGCACGGAATCCTTGCTTTAAGGATGTGTCGAAAGTGTTACCTGTTGCTGTTGGGTCAGACCAAATACCAAGTCCGCACATTTTAGCACCAGCGGAGCTAGTACCAGCAGACTGATCATTTCCTGATCCGATTGCAGTTTCCAAACTGTTTTTAAGTTGGATAAGACTTTTAGCCTGAGAAGCGGCAAAGAGAGATCCGCCAGGAGCGACATCTACCATTTCAGCCTGACGGGATACTGCGAAGATATCTCTAAATGTCGCGACCCGGTTAGACAAACGAGCACGAGTGTCGATCAAGTTAGCGGCATCTGAAATAGTTAAGTCAGCACCATCGATGTTTCCTCCAGACCCGACTGGGTCACTAAGGCTGTCTACGAGCCACTCGTTGAGAGTTGCTTTTGGAGCAGCGGATTGTGGGATTGTTGAGTAGATTGGAGTCTCCTGTGGTGAAACAGTTTTCATCACATTCTCGAGATTCTCTCTAGCACCTTTTGTGCTTGTTACATTGTAGCTTGTTGCAATAGCCATTTTGAATAATTCCTTATTTTAAGATTTTAAATTTTATTCCGCTAGAAGTGCGGCTAGATCGTTTTCCGAGAGTCTTCTACGCTCCAAAATCTTTTGCTTCTGTGCAGTCTTCCGAGTGGCTTGAGTTTGTACCGGCGGGCTGGAATCTCCCATTGTCGGTGGAGGTGCTTTGGCTACTTTCTTGGCTTTCGGTTTGGCCGTCTTGGCCACCTGGTCCGCCTTGATCGCTTCCACTCCTCTTACGAGCGTGGCCGCTATAAAGTCGCCATTAGGAAGGGAGTTCAGAACATTAGCATACTGACTTTTCAGCTGATTAAATACGCCCCTGCGTTCTTCAGCGATGTCGCTGTCTACTTTGCTCGAAATCCACGGATGAGTGTTTAGCGTGTCCTGTTGCCATTGTGCCGCTGACTGGAGATGCTGTGCCCTTTCGGGGATCTTCTCTGTCAGGTATTCGTCTGCCTGGGTAAGAATGTTTCGAATATCATCATCCGAATACTCTCTTCCATCGACTTCCACAAAGTCCTTGCCTATGTGCTGAAGTGCAAACTTCTTGGCGGCCAGTGCTTCCTTCCTCAAAGTCTCCAGGGCTTGAAAGTCCTGTACATCTTCGAGTGCCGGTTGGCTGGTTTCTGCTTGTTTCTGAGGGTTGGCTTTTAAGGATTCAATTTGAGCCTGTAATGCTTCTGCTGTTTCTTCGGCACTCTTAGCTCGAGCAGTTAATTTATTTACCTGCTTGAGTAGCTTACCAACAGCTTTGGGCGGTTCAGCTTCGTCTTCTGATTCCTCTTCTTCCTCCTCTTCGACTACCTCTTCCGTTTCCTCCTCCTCTGATTCCTCAGACTCGGTTGACTGTAAAAGAACATCTTGATCCTGGTCGGTTTCTGTGTCTGCGGTCGTTGTCTCGGGACTAGGTTCCGCCTCAGATTCCTCTTTCGCTTCACTCTCCTCGACTTTATCGACAAACGATGCTGTCAACTCCTCAAGGGTCGTAATGCTTTGCGTTGGTTGTGGTTCTGCTTCTGTTGTACTACCCGAAGCCTCGGTTGTTTCTGTATCTGCCATGTTCTGCGTTTGGTAAGTTCGCACTCTTGCGGTTTTCTGCGTACCAACATGGTACGCCACCTCTGATTATGGCAGGGGGTCGGATAAATTACTCAGGAGACTTTGAAAATCTTCCAGTTATCCTTGTAAACTTCGTGCTTTGCTTTCGATTCAGGGTTGTGCGGATATAATCCGATCCGTTTTGCCCCGTCTAATTCCATGCATGGGATGTTGTAAAAAATGTTCTCATCTTCGACATAGGCCACTAAGATATCCACTTTCGTGCAGTCGATTGTTTCTTTACCAGTAGATCCGCTGGCCGTTGTCACCATATACCGACCTAATCCAGTTCGGTTCTTATCCTTAGTTTTTGATTCCGTTCCTTTGATTTGAATCTTAAAAATCTTACCTGCCGTGTTCATCACCAGGCAATCCTGTGGTAAGTAATCGCCCAATGGCACAAAGACCTCCAGTCCATGCTCGAGGGCTTCCGAAAAAAACTTCTGCTCGTAGAGGTTACCCTTCCTCTTCATCTTCGTCATCATCATCGAGCACCATATCGCACTCGAAATCGACAACATCCTCATCCAGCCATTCCTCAATGTCTGACATTACTATCTTTGCCATTTCAGTGTCTTCAATATCAGACTCCTCAAGCCAACGATTGAGCAATGCCCTATGCTCGTTTTTAAACTGCTGATGGGGTGTCAGTTTCGGCATTGTCCAACGCCTCCAATATTCTAGTCAGTCCTGCAATCTCTCCCGATAAACGGGCGAGCTTCTGAGGATTGTCCACATGAGTATAGTCCTGAAAGTCCTCCAGGCACATATCCCTCTGTTCTTTAATAAAGTCCTTAATCACTACCCACTCGGTTTGTTCACCGAGTCCGGCTACTGCATCTCCTAATGTCATTTTTTCCTTCTTACGGGTTTTACTCTTCTGCCCATTCCTACCTTCGATTTCTCAGCCTTCTTGCGTTTCAATTGGCTTTTACTCATCTCCGATTTAGTTTTGGGTGTTTTACTCGAGACTCTTTTGGTTGGCCGGCAGTATTCATTCTTTCCACCCTGGCCACATGGCTTGCCTGACTTCGTATCCTGCCACTTCTCTGATCCCCATCGTTTTAACGATGTACCCTTGGCAGTCTTGCGAACCTGTCCCTTGGACTTCCGGCACTTGGCAATCTGTTGCGATGCTCGAGCACTCGGGAATACTTTTACCCGAGCCTTTACCTTCTTATAACAAGCGTCCTTTGGCATCTTACCACTTCACCTTGTTTGCCCAGTAGGCCGCCGAAGTCTTGCCCTTGGCTATATTCTTACCATGACGAGCTTTGAATGATGCCCGTTTCTTCTTCATTGCCGAACTCTCACCAGCTTTAGGTTTACCGGCAGTCTTTGCTCCCTGCTGTCCAAAGCGAATCATCTTATCTTTTCCACCATCTTTAACTAAAACCACATGGGATTTTTTAGGATGATTAGGTGTTCGCTTGGGCTTGGAATACCCGGCAAAAGTTATTCCCCTGTAAGTAATACTCACTTTTTCTTCTTCAGCATTTTCTTCTTTGCTGGAACTGCCTTTTTGACCATTTTGCGAACCATTGGTTTTTTCTTCATTCCTTTTCCGCCTCTCATAATTTATTCCTTTTCTTGATGTGGTTTATATCAAATTGAGAGTAATTTTTGTAATACCCTCGCTTGTAAATTGTTTCAGATGATTTAACTAAATGCCGAATTGACTGAATAAGAATTAGGGCATACTCAGGTGCACCATTCCCCTCGAACTCTTCCAGTGCTTCATCAGCAGGGTGATCAGGATGAAAACCAACTATCCAAGTGCCATCATGATTTTCATTCTGATCATCAATCCATTGATCAAATTCATCTGATGTCATCTTGTCGAACTTGGTCCAGGCCACAATGTCCACGGATTCGTCATCAGGACATTTGTCTTTGATCTCTATACATTCATTGACATTTTCAATGACATTAAATCGCACATTACCAGTATTCCATGCCTTTTTTGCGTATGGGCAAGGTGGCATCCCATTAAATGTAGGGCTAGGCACTTCTAGAACCTTGCTTGACCAGTCCCTAATCTCATCTTTGATGAGTTTCATATCTAAGCGGCCACTGATGTGCCTGGTACATTGCCAGGTGCAGTTCCTAACTGACCAATCCTGGCGTTCATTTGTTGCTGTTGCTGAAATTCTAACTGACCAGCATATGTCTGAAGTCTCTTCGCAAAGTTTTCATCGGATTGCAGGCGTTCCTGCACATCGGTCGCCGGTATCGCTTCGCTTCCCTGAATATACGATTGTAATACTTGCAACCTAAGTTGTGGATTCGCTCCATTTTCAGGGGCGTTAACAACCTGACCCGATGCGATCTTTGCGATGTCATTCGATGTTTCAATAATCTCCTTTGTGGTAGCCTCCTGCGATGGCATGATTAACTGATTGGCAAGGTTTGGATCGATTGCCTCAATCACCTTGCGAAGATAAATGTCAAATCTACTCACGCCTTGACGATCATAGGTAGCCATTAGCTTTCCTATCGTATCCAGCTTTTGAAGAACCTTCTCCTCATCCTGGTTCATTGAGTTCCAGGTAATATTAAAATCATAAACTTCAGCAGTCTCATCCAGCATGAGCATCGCTCCCTGCTCGTTGTTGGTAACCCGAAACCATATCTGCGGTCCGCCATAAGTGCGATCCAGGCACCATATGCGATTCAATACCTGCTTCCATCCCTCGAGCCAACGATTGACCAGGTTCTGACGAACACTGTTTGCCTCCACTGCATCTGCTTGCGATGTCGGCCTTCCCGTTAGCTTATCTGCCAACTGACGAATCTGCATCTCCACTTCCATGCTTGCGTTCGAATAACGGGGGATCTCCGCGAATCCAAATTCACCTCTACGCCGAACAGGTATATGTGAACCTGGCCCTATGCGTTCAGGCTTTCGCCCAACCACATATTCAACAGGTGGCATCGTTGACATAGATGCCCTATCGCGCCGTGAGTCCATTTCACTTTTCACACAGATTTGATAACTCTTCAGCAGTTCAGGATATCCACGCGAATCAAGCAATCGATGATTGAGGCATTCCCTCGTAATCGCCACAAAGGGATATCTCCCTTCATCATATTCCATAGGGCTATGAAACCCATGCCCTTCCGCTTCATCCGCCCAGCAGGTAATCGTGCATATAGGCACATCGTCTTCGTCCAGTTCCTTACGATATGTCGTGATTACCCGAACCATGCCTTCGTAATCCTGCTGGCCATAAAAGTTGCCGGTGTCATACGACATCAAGTCAGTCGAATAACTCTCCTCCGAATAAAATCCTTTCGAGTTTTCAATCAGTTCCTCGATCCATTCCTTATCCCATCCCTCATTCACCTTCTGCATCAATGCCTCGGGACTGTAGTAATGAATGCAGTGAATGCTCCTGGCACTCTCCAAATCAATCACATTCGAATCAATAATGATCTCCCGTCCCAATTCATATGCCTTAACCGCCGGACGATTTACCACTGCCTTCTCTGTTGGAACCTTTGAAACTCCTTTGTTGCGTAGCTCGTTTAACATCTTACGAACCCGCTTCTTCTTTAACCCTGGAAATAATGGAAAGAACATCTCCTCAACCCCCTCCTTCATCTCGGGATCTTGTATAGCCATTGCCAGTTCAGGCGACATCTGTGCAATCTCCTCGAGCGTCACCTCTTTAAATACACGAGTTGTCTCCCTCTTCCAGTATGTACCAAAAAATGTTATTCCATTCTG